TCTGGTACAACTGGAACTTCCGGATCATCTGGTTCATCAGGAACTTCTGGTTCATCAGGAACAACCGGATCATCTGGTTCAACCGGATCTTCAGGATCCTCTGGCACATCCGGAAGCACGGGATCAAGCGGATCATCTGGTAGTAGCGGAAGCTCAGGATCTTCTGGTTCAACAGGAACTTCCGGAACTTCCGGAACCTCAGCATCATCCGGTTCATCCGGCTCATCTGGATCTTCAGGAACGTCCGGGGCAACTGGAACTTCTGGATCGTCCGGAACTTCTGGATCGTCCGGATCTTCAGGTCAATCTGGAACTTCTGGTTCGGCAGGTTCAACCGGATCCTCAGGATCTTCAGGTTCAACTGGAACGTCCGGTTCATCTGGAACCGGCGGATCTTCTGGAACTTCTGGCTCATCTGGCTCATCTGGCTCATCTGGATCAACAGGTAGTTCCGGTTCTACTGGAACATCTGGATCATCTGGAACAACTGGTTCTTCTGGTTCTTCTGGTTCATCCGGGAGAGATGGCTCTTCTGGAACATCAGGAGTTTCCGGAACATCAGGAGTTTCCGGAACATCAGGCTCATCAGGCTCATCAGGCTCAACCGGAACATCCGGCTCATCAGGATCTACCGGGACCTCTGGTTCATCGGGATCTACAGGGACCTCTGGTTCATCGGGTACATCAGGTTCTGCTGGATCATCTGGTTTGAATGGTGACAGATACTCAACTACAACAACCGATTCAATTACTATACCAACCTCTCATCCAACCACCATCACATTCACGGTTGGGACTGGATTGGCTTACACAACTGGACAAACAGTAATTGTCGCGAATCCTTCTTCTGGAAATAAATTCGAAGCAACCGTTTCGTCATATAATCCCGGAACTGGTTCTATGACGGTGAATTCTAGTTCTAATACAGGGACCGGAACTTATTCCTCGTGGGAAGTGAACTTGGCTGGAGCACCAGGTCCTGCCGGTTCATCTGGTACTTCAGGTTCAACCGGAAGCTCTGGGTCTAGTGGATCCAGTGGAAGAGATGGTTCCTCTGGCTCATCTGGAACGACCGGATCCTCAGGATCTTCAGGCTCAACCGGAACTTCCGGATCCTCAGGTTCTTCTGGAACAACTGGAACCTCTGGATCTTCTGGATCATCCGGATCATCTGGCTCATCAGGTTCTTCCGGAACTTCCGGAACATCTGGAACTTCAGGTAGGGATGGATCCTCTGGCTCGTCCGGAACATCCGGAACATCCGGAACATCTGGTTCAGCAGGCACTGCTGGTTCTTCTGGAACCTCTGGTTCTTCCGGAACATCGGGCACCTCCGGCACCTCTGGTAGCACCGGAACTTCCGGAACATCAGGCTCGTCGGGATCATCCGGTTCAAGTGGAAGTAGCGGCAGCTCGGGAAGTTCAGGAACTGCTGGATCATCTGGAACCACAGGAACTTCTGGAAGTTCAGGAACTGGAGGATCATCCGGTTCAACTGGAACCTCTGGGACTTCCGGTTCTGGCGGCTCTTCGGGAAGTTCTGGATCCTCCGGATCTTCTGGTACTTCGGGATCTTCTGGCACATCAGGAACGGGTGGTTCATCAGGCTCAACCGGATCATCGGGATCATCAGGCTCAACCGGCACTTCAGGTTCATCAGGTTCATCAGGTTCATCAGGTTCATCAGGAAGCTCTGGAACGTCAGGAACATCAGGAAGTACGGGAACGTCAGGCACATCCGGATCCTCAGGGTCTTCTGGATCAAGTGGATCTAGTGGATCTTCAGGAAGCTCAGGGTCATCAGGTACAGCTGGATCGTCAGGAACTACTGGAACATCAGGGAGTTCAGGGACCGGTGGATCTTCTGGTTCAACTGGCACATCTGGAACATCTGGTTCTGCTGGAACTACAGGTTCTTCTGGTTCTTCTGGATCAACTGGAACATCGGGAACATCTGGATCAGCTGGTTCATCTGGATCTACAGGAACTTCTGGAACTTCTGGAACTTCAGGCTCATCTGGTTCTTCCGGATCAACCGGCTCTTCTGGATCATCGGGTACTTCTGGCTCTGCTGGGTCTACCGGTACATCAGGATCATCTGGTTCTTCCGGTACCTCTGGATCATCCGGATCATCAGGTACTTCAGGTACTTCCGGATCTTCGGGAACAACCGGAACTTCAGGATCATCTGGATCAACCGGATCGTCTGGTTCTTCGGGTTCAACAGGAACATCCGGATCTGCAGGAACTTCTGGCTCTTCTGGCTCCTCTGGTTCTACTGGTTCTACTGGAACTTCTGGTTCTAGCGGATCGACTGGAACTTCTGGAACATCAGGATCAAGCGGTTCGAGCGGTACTACTGGTTCCTCTGGATCAGCGGGCTCCTCTGGATCAAGCGGATCAAGCGGAACATCAGGAACCTCTGGAACTGCTGGAACCTCTGGAACTGCTGGTTCGACCGGTACTTCTGGATCCTCGGGAAGTACTGGATCTTCTGGATCTTCTGGATCATCTGGATCTACAGGATCATCTGGATCAACAGGTACATCCGGATCGAGCGGTTCGACTGGTACCTCTGGATCTTCAGGATCAACTGGCACCTCAGGAACATCAGGATCTTCTGGATCTGCAGGTTCTTCTGGAACATCCGGCTCTTCTGGGTCAACCGGTACTTCAGGTTCTTCTGGATCAACCGGTACATCTGGCTCTGCGGGTTCTGCGGGATCCTCTGGCTCTGCAGGTTCTTCAGGATCAGCAGGATCTTCCGGAACATCTGGAACCTCTGGCACATCTGGAACCTCTGGCTCGTCAGGATCAACTGGATCATCAGGAACATCTGGCTCATCCGGATCATCTGGATCTGCTGGATCTGCTGGATCTGCTGGATCTTCTGGAACATCTGGATCTTCTGGATCATCAGGAACAGCGGGTCTTAGTGGTGACAGATATGCTACTACTTCATCTACCTCAATTGCTATACCAACCAGTCACCCAACGACGATCAATTTAACTGTTGGAACCGGTTTAGCGTATACTATTGGTCAAAGTATAATCATAGTTTCAACCAGCGGCGGTAATATCATTTACGCCACTGTTACATCCTATAACGCATCAAATGGTGCAATGGTCGTTAGCTCGACCTCAAATTCCGGAACCGGTACATTTAACTCCTGGCAGGTCAATCTAGCAGGAGCAACCGGTCAATCTGGAACATCAGGTTCTTCAGGTTCTACTGGAACATCAGGAAGCTCTGGATCAAGCGGATCTAGTGGAACATCTGGAACATCTGGAACATCCGGATCTTCAGGTTCTACCGGAACATCTGGTACATCAGGATCATCAGGATCTTCTGGAACTTCTGGCACTTCAGCAAGCTCAGGATCTTCAGGATCTTCAGGATCTTCTGGATCATCAGGTACTTCAGGTACTTCAGGATCATCAGGCTCAACCGGATCATCAGGCTCAACCGGATCATCAGGCACGAGCGGAAGCTCTGGTACTTCAGGTTCATCCGGAACCTCTGGATCATCAGGTACATCTGGTACATCAGGCTCTTCTGGCTCTTCTGGAACGGCCGGTACTTCTGGTACAGCTGGCACTTCTGGTACAGCGGGTACATCAGGATCTAGCGGTTCTTCAGGTAGCACTGGCTCATCTGGCTCATCTGGTTCTTCAGGCTCTTCGGGAACAGCCGGTACTTCAGGAACAGCAGGAACCTCCGGATCTTCTGGGTCTTCAGGTTCTTCTGGATCTTCGGGTTCATCAGGATCCTCTGGAACTACAGGTTCATCGGGCTCTTCGGGCACATCTGGATCAACAGGCTCTTCTGGAACTTCTGGGTCATCTGGTTCAACAGGTACTTCGGGATCATCTGGTTCAACCGGGACTTCTGGGACTTCTGGATCCTCTGGTACATCGGGTTCAAGTGGATCATCAGGATCATCTGGTTCAACTGGTTCTTCCGGCTCATCAGGTACATCTGGAACTGCAGGAACCGCAGGCACTGCAGGCACTGCAGGTTCTTCTGGAACAACTGGATCGTCGGGTACATCAGGATCGTCGGGTTCGAGTGGTTCAAGCGGATCAGGAGGATCATCTGGATCATCAGGCTCAACAGGATCTTCCGGCTCAGCTGGAACATCTGGATCATCTGGGAGCACTGGCTCTTCCGGATCTTCAGGCTCGACTGGAACATCTGGATCCTCAGGGTCAACAGGTACTTCCGGTTCATCAGGTACAACCGGATCCTCAGGAACGAGCGGTAGTACGGGATCTTCTGGATCTTCTGGATCTACCGGAACGTCCGGATCCTCTGGTTCAAGCGGAACTTCGGGCTCTTCTGGATCTACAGGTTCTTCCGGATCAACAGGATCATCGGGTTCTACCGGTTCTTCCGGCTCATCTGGTTCAACAGGAACTTCTGGCTCATCAGGTTCTACCGGAACTTCTGGTTCTAGCGGATCGACTGGTACTTCTGGCTCATCGGGATCAACTGGTACTTCTGGTTCATCTGGTTCTTCCGGCTCATCCGGTTCAACCGGCTCATCTGGTTCAACAGGATCCTCTGGCTCTTCAGGTTCTACAGGAACCTCTGGCTCTAGTGGTTCAACAGGATCCTCTGGCTCTTCAGGTTCTACAGGAACCTCTGGTTCTAGCGGATCAACAGGAACCTCTGGTTCATCAGGTTCTACCGGAACCTCTGGTTCTTCTGGATCAACCGGCTCATCAGGGTCTACTGGATCTTCTGGATCTACTGGAACATCTGGATCAACCGGCTCTTCAGGGACCTCTGGATCTTCTGGATCTACCGGAACATCTGGTTCTTCTGGCTCAACTGGCTCTTCCGGTTCTACTGGATCTTCGGGATCAACTGGAACATCTGGATCAACAGGTACCTCTGGATCAACCGGCTCATCTGGCTCATCTGGCTCATCCGGAACAACAGGATCTTCCGGCTCAGCAGGATCTTCGGGCTCAACTGGTTCTTCTGGCTCAACTGGTTCATCTGGAACTTCTGGATCTTCAGGATCTACTGGTACCTCAGGATCTTCTGGCTCAACAGGAACTTCCGGCTCTTCCGGCTCTTCAGGAACGTCTGGATTGAGTGGAGACAGATATTTAACATCCTCAGTAACAAACCTAACTATAAGTTTAGGAACAAAAACATTGACCGTAGGGACCGGATTGGCTTATTCTGTAAATCAGAGTGTAGACATTTCTTACGACACCAATAACTGGATGCATGGTGAAGTTTCTTCTTACAATTCGGGAACAGGTGTTCTTGTTGTTGTTATCACCAGCATTACAGGATCCGGTACCTATTCTTCTTGGATAGTTAATTTAGCCGGTGCAGTTGGACAAGCCGGTACCTCTGGTTCTTCCGGATCAACCGGAACTTCGGGATCTAGCGGTACCACCGGAAGCAGTGGTTCTACTGGCACTTCGGGTTCTTCTGGCTCAACCGGATCTACAGGTTCATCTGGTAGTTCTGGAACAAGCGGTTCTTCAGGAACTACCGGATCATCCGGTTCAACTGGATCATCCGGTTCAACTGGATCTTCTGGATCTACTGGTACATCAGGATCAACCGGATCATCTGGCACATCGGGATCTTCTGGGTCTACTGGCACATCAGGATCATCGGGATCTACTGGATCTTCCGGATCTACTGGTTCTTCTGGCTCAACTGGTACATCAGGATCAACCGGATCATCTGGCACATCAGGATCTTCTGGGTCTACTGGTACATCAGGATCATCCGGTTCAACTGGATCATCTGGTTCAACTGGTTCTTCAGGAACATCAGGAACATCAGGATCATCTGGTTCAACCGGTTCTTCGGGATCCTCTGGAACCACCGGATCTTCCGGATCGACGGGTTCTTCTGGTTCTTCTGGATCTTCAGGTACCTCCGGCTCTACCGGTACATCTGGATCAACAGGATCTTCCGGATCGACAGGTTCTTCTGGTTCTTCTGGATCTTCAGGTACCTCCGGTTCAACAGGCACATCAGGAACTTCAGGTTCTACGGGTTCTACTGGATCATCTGGAAGCTCAGGATCAAGTGGATCATCCGGTTCAACAGGCACATCTGGTTCCTCTGGATCAACAGGTTCTACCGGATCATCTGGAAGCTCAGGATCAACCGGATCAACCGGATCTTCTGGATCAGCTGGTTCTTCTGGCTCAACAGGTACTTCTGGATCATCTGGATCCTCCGGTTCAACAGGAACTTCGGGTTCTTCAGGATCAACTGGTTCTTCAGGATCAACTGGTTCTTCAGGTTCTTCAGGCTCTTCTGGATCAACCGGATCTTCTGGCTCTTCTGGATCAACCGGAACATCAGGAACTTCCGGTATCGAAGGAAACGTCGCTATTTACAAATATAGTACAAACACAGGAAGCGGTGATCCAGGAAGCGGATATTTCAGATTTGTTGGACAGAATTGGACTTACGCAAATTCTTTTGTCATCAATATTGATGACGTATCATTTTCCCCAGGGGCTAATATTGGCACTCTATGGGATCTTTTGACAACCGGCAGTGGTAGTGGTCCTTTGCTAAACACAATCATCAAACTAGTCAAGAAGACCGATACCTCAATTTACAAGTATCTCAAGATTATCGATGCTAGCTCTGTTTCTGGATACGGAAGTTTCACTGTAGATGTTATATCTGTTAGTTCTTCATCAGCCAGCAACGATGATGAAATCATGTTGGAATTGGCGATCTCCGGTCAAGCGGGAGCAGCTGGTTCGGCAGGAACATCCGGAGTATCAGGATCTTCTGGAACTTCAGGCTCTTCAGGTTCTTCTGGGTCGAGCGGACAATCAGGAAGTTCAGGAAGCTCTGGAAGCTCTGGAAGTACGGGAAGCTCAGGATCTTCTGGAATTAGCGGAAGTTCTGGAACATCAGGATCTTCCGGCTCAACTGGAACATCAGGTTCATCTGGTTCAGCAGGGTCTACCGGAACATCCGGATCGTCAGGATCTGCAGGTACAAGCGGTACAAGTGGTACAAGTGGTACAGCGGGAAGCTCGGGTGTTAACGGTGCTTCAACAGGTGCTTGCGGTCTGTGGAACCTCTCATCAAACCAGCCTCCACTCACAGGTGAGGTAAACACTGTCGTAGGTGGTACAACCACGAATGTTATGTCTACCTCTGTAACTTCTATGAGGGTTTATGAGGTGGATGCTTCAACAACTAACTGGGCAACATTCTTTGGTAATCTGACCATTAATTCAACGGTTACCGCAGCAACAGCCAATAATCCGGGTCAAACCTGGACGTTTAGAATTACATCGATCGTCGATAGTGGTAACTATTACACATTCGGTGTAACAAATATCAATTCAACTGGTGGGGTATCTCAGATAGGTGGATCAGTTAACCTCTGTTTCAGTATAGCGGGAAGCTCAGGAACAAGCGGGACATCTGGCTCAAGCGGAACATCTGGCTCAAGCGGAAGTAGCGGAAGTAGCGGAAGCCGTGGTTCTTCAGGATCATCTGGATCTACCGGTTCTTCCGGATCGACAGGATCATCTGGATCTACCGGTTCAACCGGAACTTCTGGTTCTTCTGGATCAACAGGTTCAACCGGATCTTCTGGTTCATCAGGATCAAGCGGTATCAGTGGAAGTTCTGGATCATCAGGATCTACCGGTTCAACTGGTTCTTCTGGCTCAAGCGGATCCTCAGGTAGCAGTGGATTAGAAGGTAATATTGGTATATTCAAATATAGCACCAACACAACAATAGCTGATCCTGGAACAGGTTATTTCAGGCTTGCGAATGCCTGGTCTAATACGTCTAACCAGAACATGGCTATTGACGATGTTACTTTTGCCCCAGGAGCAAATATCGGGTCCCTTTGGAATTTGATTGCTAGCCAAACCTTAATTAATACGGTTCTCAAATTTGTTAAGGTAGGGGATTCAACGATATACAAGTACCTGAGAATTTATGACTTTAACTCCCAGACTGGCTGGGAAGGATTCACTGTCGAGGTTATCGCAGTTGGAGGTAGCGCAAGCAATGATGATCAGTTTATGCTCGAAATTGCACTCGCTGGATCTGGCGCAAGCGGAACAGCTGGTTCGGCTGGATCCTCTGGATCATCCGGATCATCTGGCGTAAGTGGTGCAGCAGGATCTTCTGGATCTTCTGGATCTTCTGGAATCAGCGGATCATCAGGATCATCAGGATCATCAGGAAGCTCGGTTTCAGTTTCAGGTACTAACAATAGAGTAGTCAAATTCACCTCTGCAACTACTGTCGGAAATTCTAACGCTTCTGACGATGGATCAACATTCCAGATCGATACTTCAAAAATGAAGGTAACAACTTCGATCGCCGTAGGAAACATAACACCTTCAGCAACTGTAGGCCGATTGGATGCTGCTAATGATGTGGTAGCATTTTCGACTTCTGACATGAGATTGAAAACAAACTTAACTGTTATCGACGATGCATTGGATAAAGTTAATTCCCTAACCGGCTATGAATTTGATTGGATTGAAGAATTCAAGGATCACCACGGTTTCGAAGGACACGACGTTGGAATTATTGCTCAAGACGTTGAAGCGGTTTTACCCGAGGTTGTAACCACCAAATTCAATGGATTCAAGGGCGTGAAATACGACAAGATGGTTCCTCTGCTTATTGAAGCTATTAAGGAATTATCTAGACAGGTTGATGAGCTAAAAAACCAAAAGTAAAGGAACTTCCCCCGTGATAGATCCTATAATTTGGGATCTATCATGGAAAAAATCCTTTATATAGCACCTCACTTATCTACTGGTGGGTTACCCCAATTTCTATTAAAAAAGATAGAGCTTCTGCAGCTCGATTACGAAATTTCCCTCGTTGAATACTCAAATATTACCGGTGGAAAATTCATAGTGCAGAGACGCCAACTGGAAGATCTTCTCGGTGAGAATTTCCATTCTCTGGGGGATGATAAAAACCAGATAATAGATCTAATTGAAAGGATTGGACCGGATATCATCCATTTAGAAGAAATCCCCGAATTTTTTATTCCCGATGAAATAGCGGATAAAATTTACACCAGCGATAGGAAATACAAGATATTCGAAACATCGCACGATTCTTCGTACGATACTAGGCTGAAAAGATTTATGCCGGACAAATTTTTGTTTGTGTCGGATTTTCAGAAAAAACAGTATCAGAACCTGAATATTCCCTCAGAAGTTGTTGAATACCCGATTGATTACCCTCTCAGGAATCTCAGCAAAGAAAAAGCATGCGTTCATCTAGGACTGGACCCGGATAAAAAGCACATATTGCACGTTGGTTTATTTACGCCCAGAAAGAATCAGAAGGAGTTTTTTGAATATGCAAAAAACCTACCGGAATTCGAGTTTCATTGCGTGGGCAACCAGGCAGAAAACTTCCAGTATTACTGGGAACCTTTAATGAATGATAGACCTCATAATCTGACCGTTTGGGGAGAAAGATCGGATGTTGATCTTTTTTATCAGTTTGCCGATTTAATTTTGTTTACATCCAAGGGGAACAGTACAGACAAAGAAACCATGCCTTTGGTTATAAGAGAAGCAATATCTTGGAAAATACCGACTTTGATCTACGATCTTCCTGTTTACGAGTCTTACTTTGATAACTATCCCAACATCGATTATCTCGAAAATGATTTTGAAATGAATATCAAACGAATTAAAGAAAAATTCATGGGAACATCCAAGCCGACAAAAGAAGTCAAAAAATGTATCATAGTCGATACTTTTATTACCAGTCCAGATAAGGAAGACCTCCTGATCGAAAATCTTAAAACTATAAAGCAATTTGGACATGACATTTTTCTAGTTTCACACTCAAAGCTTTCCGCTAAGGTTCTTGATGAAGTTGAATATTTTCTTTTCGATAAAGACAACACTTTTAACAGTAACCACGTTTACAGCTGGAGAAAAGATGGTGATTTAGAAATTAGAATCAATATCAGAAAAAGCCACGAATGGCCAATAATCAGATCCATGAGACTCGCATTCAACACTGCAAAGTCACTTGGATACGAGTACTTTATTTTTACTGAATTTGACCATCACTACTCTGCTTCAGACGTAGAAAGGGTTCAAAGAATAATTGAAAACAGCATTGAAAATGACAAGGAATTCGTTTTCTGGGCTCCTCAAGAGAAAGTTGATTATGGTGGGTATGGGAACGAGACAGGCATATTCTACGAGACTTGTTTCTTTTCTGGCTACCTCGATTCATTCCTGGACGTTTTCGAGTCAAGTTTCCCGAAGACAATAGATGAATATAACCAAAATTTTGCTTCCGCCTTCCCAAATTCTTTAGAATTCTGGTTTTGGAAGTATTTTTCCCCTCTAGCAGACAATTCAACGGTTATTCCAAACTACGTAAAGCTTGATCTTAAAGATTCTGAAATTAACGTGTCTTCCTACCAGAATTTCAAATCGATAATACTGCCTAGCGAAAAATCACATTTCCTATACATAACTAATGACAATTTCATCGATTATGACTTTGCCGTTTACATCGACGACGAGAAAAAGCATGAGTTCAGTCTAAATAGATTTTATAAACTTATTAAACTTGATAAGGATTGTAAAATAAGAATAGATTCATTTTCCTCCGGCAAGATGTTTAAATCCGAAACAATAGAGTACAAGAAATCAGAGGCTGAAGAATATAGCAAAAACGGTACCATCATATTTAATCAAGGCGAGCACGACATGTTTAATATCTCATTCGAGTCCACAGACAATAAAGTTTATATCGACTATAACGAAGATATAAGAAGGGAAGTATTAGTCAGTATTAAAGATATTGATTCAAAGGCAACTATTTGGAGCTTTAAAAATGTGGCTGAAAACAAATCTAGATGGTGGTGTGTACCAACGCCCAAACATGTTTTGGACTACCAAAATCAGATAAACTTCGGTGGTTTTATAGTTGATATTTTCGAGGACGGGGAAAAAATATATTCTGATTCGATTAGGATAAAAAAATCTCTTGTATTCAAACCTGAGATGGATGTAACTATCACCGAGCCTATATTTTCAAATTATAACGAATTCTTTGTAGATAAAATATATTCTCATCTGGATGTTCAATCGTTGGATGTTGTGTTCGACATCGGAGCGAATGTTGGCTTATGGACAGAGTGGATCTTAAGACAGAATGCATCCAAAGTATACTGCTTTGAGCCCAATAAGGTTGCCTTAGAGGTTCTCAGAAGATTACATGGCGGAAAAGATAACGTTGAGATTATAGATAAAGCTGTGGATTCCGAGGTAAGAACGATCGAATTCTTCTATTCCGATTCCAATTCATTAATCTCAGCTACTGAGCAGCACGGTGAATTGAATAAAAGTTATGAGGTTACAACAATCACCATTTCCGACGCGATAGAGAAGTTTGGTGTGGATCATATCGACCTGATTAAAATGGATATCGAGGGAGCTGAATTCAAAATATTCGAAAGCTTAGACGACTCTATCTATGAAATCACAGATTCCTTTTTGATAGAATTCCATGCATTCTATTATTCCGATGGAAAGGAGAGGGAAGAAAGAATCATCGAGAAGATGAAGGAGAAAGGATACTTCGTGGAAAATCATCCCGGTGGGATTTTTGCAACCAAACACAAAAAATGCTTTTATGTAAACAATTCAGCTTTTGCACTCGACGTTCCCGGTAAAGGTTCTTTGGAAAAGGTAAACCTATATAATGGTGCGGTTGATTTCAGCTGGGAAAAGCTTGCTCAGAAAAGCTTGATAGGTTATCATCATGCCTATCACGAAATGTTCTTCTGTGACGGTCATCCTACCGGATGTGTATACGAGATTGCAGAATGCAAGATTGAACCGGGAGATGTTGTTTTGGACGCTGGAGCTAACATTGGTATCTTTACCAATTATGCTTATAGAAGAGGTGCTAAAAAAATATACTCCTTCGAGCCTTGCAGCGAAGCTTTCCAAGCATTGATCATGAATTCCGGAGAAATAGCAGAAACCTACAAATTAGGCTTATCTTTCGAGCCTGGATCTGAAAAGCTATATTACGAGCAAGGCAATACAATGTCTTCTTCAGTTAAGTCTGGTGAGGGTGAATTTGAACACATTCTGGTAGAATCAATTGATTCACTGCACAGAAAAAATCTTTTCGACCACCTGGATTTTTTGAAAATTGATGCAGAGGGATCGGAGATTGATATCATGAATGGTGCGAGAGAAATGCTGGCTGAGCAAAAGATCAAAAAAATCAGCTTTGAATATCACTCCTCACTATTCGACCCCGAATACATTAATAGGCTCTGCGAAGATATGATATCGTATGGATATCTTTACCGCTGCGAGTGGATTGATGATAACATATCTTTCTATTATTTCTGGTTAGAATGAGATTGATCGCATTTTCCGACGAAAATTTTATTCCGGTTGTTCAGAATCTAGTTTCCTCTCTGGACAAGATCTATCCCCATGCACCCTTAACTTATTATATGGTCGGGTTCCATAGAAAGAATTGTTTAAAAAGCGAAAACCTTAAGATCTCTTACAAAACATTCTTCCCCAAATCGGGACTACCAAATTTGAATTTTCTGAAGCCTAGTATACTCCTGCAATCCCTGACCGATCACGAAGATGATGTTTTCATTTTTCTCGACAGTGACATAACGATAGGAAAAAGATTCAACCCAGAAAGTATACTTCAGAAAAACCTAGAGTTACCCCTAGCATCATTTGGTCCATATGAACTTCCATATACATTCAGAACATTTGAAGGCGGAAGAACAGAAACATACACACCGGATTTATTAATGGATTATTTCGGGATCAGATACAAATCGATGCGATATGTACAGAATTGTCTAATTGCTTATCACAGAAAACATCAAAATTTTTTATTGGAATGGGAATCGATTTGCTTAAACAAATATTTGCTTAAAGAGCATTGGAGGTACTTTTCATTTCAGGACGAAACAGCTTTCAATGTGCTCCTCTGGAAATATTCAGCAACAGAGAATCTTGAACATATATTTGTTAATACACACAAATTTACCACATTTCAATTAATAGAGGAGAGTGAAAATATAGTCAATGCCAACATCGATGAAAATCCTTATGAATTCTGCGGGGAATCATCTAAAATCATGTTTTATCACGGGACTAAGGATACGAACCAAAATTTAAAAATACAGAAATACATTTATGAAAATTATACAGGTAACCCCAGGACTTCTCCCTATACCTCCTAATGGATGGGGAGCGGTTGAAAAAATTATTTGGGAATATCACAATCAATCGATCAAGCTTGGCCATGGGTCAGTTATAAAGTATCTAGATGAAGTTAAACCAGGTGAACAAACCATAGTTCATGTGCACGTAGCCAATCTTGCAATCCTCTGCCACGAAAGAGGCATACCCTATATTTTCACGATGCATGATCACCATGCTCATCTTTATGGGAAGGACTCCCCGGTATACAAAGAGAATAAGAAAGCACTTAGAAATGCTTTAATTGGATTTGTACCAGCAAAATACCTAGTGAAATATTTTGGATACCCAAACATTGAGTATATGAGCCACGGGGTTAATACAAGCTTCTTTTCATGCGAAAGGGATTACACAAACACCCAGCACAGTTTGTTATGCGTAGCAAACAATGGGTACATCCACGATCAGAGCTTTGACAGGAAGGGATTTTCCTTTGCACTCCAAGCCGCAGAAAAAATGAACCTCCCGATTACAATCTGCGGTCCTAGTAACAATAGATCGTTCTTTGAAAAATATCAGTGCTCGTACGATAAATTAACCATCAAATATGATCTAACTGAGGATCAGCTGGCGAATGAATATAAAAATCATACCATTTTTATCCACGCGTCAGAATTAGAAGCTGGCCATCCTAATTTAACTGTTCTCGAAGCAATGTCCTCAGGCTTGGTTGTCTTATCTACTTTAGAAGACGGACAGGATACACCTGGGTTAATTCGAATAACTAGAGAATTGGAAGATATTGAGGACAAGATAAAAAATTCAATCAGTGATTTCGAAAACCTTTCTAAGAGATCAAGGGAGTGTGCAACGGAGCTAGACTGGTCAAATGTTACCCAAAAATTGATTTCTAGGTACGAATCAATTTCATCGGAAACGATGAAAAAGTCTTTGGTTTATAATTACTCGATGACTCCGATCTCTTTCCGTGAAAAGAAAGAGCCTCAAAATACTTTCCACTATTCTTTCATAGAAAGCCCAAAATGTGAAATTTTAGGTCCGGTTTCAAAAGAATATCTGGTTAAATTCGTAGACCACGATACAAACGAGGTTGTCTACGTAAGCTCAATTAAAAACAACTGCTGGGCGGCGGCTTCCAAAAAATACTTTATTAACTGGAGGATTGAGGTTTATGACGGGGAGGAAATAGTGGATCAACATGTTTTTGATGCAACGGATAAGAGGGTGTATATCCACATCGATTCTAAAGCTCTCGGAGACACGATAGCATGGTTCCCATACGTTGAAGAATTCAGAAAGAAGCACAATTGCAAAATAGTATGTTCAACCTTCTGGAATGATCTTTTCAAAAATTCATATTCTCACTTCGAATTCACACCTCCCGGATCAACAGCCCATGGATTGTATGCGATGTATTCTGTTGGCTGGTATTATTTTGAAAATGGATCACTAGATTACGATAAGAATAAGAGAGACATTAAGAAAATACCGCTGCAGCAAACAGCTACGGATTTTCTTGGATTAGACTTCACAGAAGTCCGACCGATGATAGATCTACCTATAGAGAGAAGACATGTTGCTGGTGATTATGCATGTATCGCTCCACACGCTTCGTCCCATGCAAAATATTGGAACAGAAAGGGGGGATGGCAAAAATTGGTTAATTGGTTCAATGATCAAAAAATACTTCCGGCTATGATCACACACGAGCCTTTGGGTGATGACTGGCATGATTCTAAGCTAGGTGGCAAACTTAAAAATGTAGTGGATAGGACTGGGAATTTCCCGATAGAAAACAGGATCAACGAGATCATTCACTCAAAAATTTATGTTGGGCTAAGTTCCGGTCTCAGCTGGTTAGCTTGGGCTTTAAATAAACCTACTGTTGTCATTTCAGGATTCACTGAAGAATTCCTTGAACCTTCTTCTGTTATCAGAATCATTAATAAAGAGGTCTGTCACGGATGTCAAACCGAATTCAAATTAGATGCTGGCGATTGGGAATGGTGCCCTAGAAATAAGGGGACGGAGGATCAATTTATCTGTACTAAGGAAATAAGCTCCGAATCTGTTATAGATGCTATTGTTAAAAGCGGAGTCCTAGATATATAGGTAAAAAGAGATGGCAAACGGAAGCATTCTTCAGCCCATAATTTATCCCTCATTGGGTGTTAGAATCATCGATGGATCTAACTCTCAAACGCTGGATCAATTATATTTCATAGGAACTGCCAATAACTACATTAAAAAGGATGGTAATACTTCTTTAAATAATGTGTCTAGCATGGGTAATTTTAGACCCAATGGTAACTCGGTAGCTAACAGTTTCAGAGATATCCTGGATGGAGGAACCTCATCAGCTGGTTCATTCCAATTTCAGGGTCCAATTATCGGCGGAGAATTTTCTATTATAGCAGGATCTCAAGAATAATACTATGGCATTCAGAATTCAACTTCGAAACGACACCTATGCAAACTGGACGGAAGTAAATCCAATTCTTCTACAAGGAGAACCAGCTTACGAAAATAATACCAACCGATTGAAAATCGGAAACGGCGCGTCTGGCTATGCCCAGTTGCCGTATTTCTATGGTAATATCGAGTATGTAAATGGATTGACCGGATCGATAGGCATTACCGGCGGAACCGGTATAAATGTAACCACAGGTGCTTCTGGAGCCACTATTACTATTACTTCCGACCGTCCATATAAACTTTACACTTGTAATTTGAATGCGGCAGGAACTAATGATCCGACTGAGATAGTTTTAGAAAGCGATTTCACAGCGGATCTGGTTTGGACCAGAGGAACTACCGGAGTATATGTTGCAGGATTCACTGGAGCAACCGGAGTAGTTGGTGACTTTGGACACAATGCTTCTAAGGTTATGATTACTTCTGTAAGCTCTACCGTCAATAGCCACATTTATCCTCTTTATATTGATGCGGATAGCATTCAGATTACCCAAACTGGAGTTACCGGAGCATATCTTGATGGACTCAGTAACTGTTTCGTAGAAATCAAGGTTTACTAAGAAACTTTTCTATCTTTCCCCAGTATTATTAAGAAAACTACTCTGGCTGTGGGTATTTTCAGAATAAAGGAGGAAACCGTTAAAAATCAAGGATTGGACACAACTAAATGGCGTGTTTTTCTTTGTGATAGTAAAGGCGAGCCGATGGATGGATATTACACTTCATTCTTAGCGGACAAGATAATCCCTGGTATCAATGACACCCACACCCAACAATCAATCGAAGATGTACAGATGTCCACTAGATATTATGATTGCGAATCGATTAGATTGGAGGAGAGTAGCGAAGGCACAACTGTAATATTTTAAATATGATAATCGTTATATACGGTCAACCCTGCTCAGGCAAAACAACCCTCTCTAAAAAATTGAATGGCTGGCTTAAGTCACAGTCGAGAAGAATCAACTTACACTTTATGGATGGCGATTCATTTCGCAAAATCTTTGCCAATAAAGACTATTCAAGGGAAGGTAGGAATAGAAATCTCCAACTTGCTTCTGTTGTTGCACATTATGAGCATAGCTTGAATGAAGTTGTTCTAATGTCATTCGTTTACCCATACAAGGAAGCGAGAGAATATCTTAACGAACTAACCGGACATGATGTTATGTGGGTATACACCTACTATGACACGATGCTATATCAGCGCGGAAGAGAATCTTTCCACGTGGCAGACTTTGAGCATCCAGAAGAAAATGAAGCTGATCTGATCTTAAACACCGGATCTATGTCTGAGCAGGAATGCTTAGAAGAGATAGTTAAAACCTTCCAGAAGAAATATCCTAATTTTTAAACCATACACAAATATGAAATATGCAATGTTTATTGGGCGCTATCAGCCCCTACACGACGGCCACATTTGGCTTTTTAATTCAAAAATCGAATCAGGAACACCAGTTCTGATCTGCGTAAGAGACGTTCAGCCTGATGAAAAAAACCCCTGGACTGCATCTCAGGTCGTTGAAAACATCGAATCTAGACTGCAAGACTGGGTGAGCTCGGGAATGCTGAAAGTTATCGTTATCCCTGACATCGAAGGAGTTTATTATGGAAGAGACGTTGGATACAAGGTTGAACAGATTCAAGCTCCCCAAGAAATCCAGAATATCTCTGCAACCAAGATCAGAAAAGAAATGGGGATATGAAAATCAAAATTGCTCTAGCAAAGACAATTTCATATCGACTCCTAGGAACAATAAGTAGTTACTTTATAGCTTATTTTATTACCGGATCAGCAGCACTTGGATTAACCTTCGCAGCGGCTGATCTGGTTACTAAAATGCTCCTTTACTTCCTCCACGAAATACTCTGGCAATGGATCGATAAGAAATAGCCCTTTCTTTTAAGGGATATATAAAGAAAGAGTTGTAAGCATGCCATTTTATCCCGAAAATAGATTCCCGAAAGCAGGTCTCCCCGTTTATAATGGCGAGGGCGAACAGAGAAATCTGAGTGATCCCCGATACCAATATGAGGACGGATTAGAAAATACCAAAAAATATCCGGACAGTTCTGTAGATAATTTATACGGTACTACGGGTGCTGCTTGGGCTAGATCTCAACAGATTGGATGTGATGGATTTCATACTCACACTTTAAATAACGTTACGTACTATAGGCCATGCTTTGATGCAATTACCTACGATCTCAGATTAGAACAATTAGAGTCTGCTCTGAATTTTAGCTATATTGGCAACTACAGAATCCTTACCTGGGATTCACCCTTTAAGGATGTTCAATCATTCGAGGGCTGGATAATAGATACTGGCACCATAGCAAATAACGGTCCTATCCTTGATGCTGATGATGTATTGATCGACTTCCGTTATTCAACCGATGGAGTTAATTGGAGTTTATGGGAGAATGTAGGAAGTGCAAGGTCTGGTCCGTCTAGAGGATGGCAATCAGGTAATAAAGCTGAACTTTTCTCGATTCCTTTAAATCCCGATGAACCTTTCTACCCTGAGATCAGATTCACCTCAGTATTGATAAACGATAATGGGACGATTATTTATAACACAGATGAGGTCATAGATCCAACCGTTGTTATCGTTAACTTCGATCTGGATATCACTTATCGTACTTTCCCGGACGGCCCGGTTGGCCTTACATACAGAAGACCAGCTCCTGCTTGCTCTCAGGAAAAAAGCGATCGGCCTATTATCTTCGATTCTAAGCCTTTCACGTTCCGTCCTTACCAAGTCAACACAGCTATAAACCTTTATAAAGATCTTTCTAAGATAGTTAATAAGGTATTTGGATTTGATGTTAACTATTATTCAGTTCAACCTCAAGCTAGAGGAAAGGATGTTATACTTAGGGAATACACAATTTTCGACGTAGTTGAAGAACAGTGTGTGAAAGTTATGGTTCCCAATAACCAGTTTCCTGATAACAAAATAAACTTCGATCCTTTCGGATTGCAATTTGACGAGCCATTCGAGATCCATATCGATAGAGCGGTCTTCGAATCATATTTTGGTAAAGGATCTCAACCACGTAGAAGGGATATCATCTATTTTCCTCTCACAAACAGAATTTACGAAATAAACAGTACCTATCTTTTCAGAGACTTTATGAATCAGCCGATCTATTTTAAGATCGAACTGAAGAAGTATGAGCCAAAATCGAATACCTACTATCAAGATCCTGCTTTCAAAGAAGAGCTCGATGGCATTTCTTTGAACAGCCAGGAATTATTCGGACCAGAAACTCTTGCAGAGGAAGAAAAAGTTACCAAACCTCAACAGTACTTCATCGCAAGCACCGCATTCGATTCTGATCCAGTCCGGGCTTATCTTTACGATGAATTGCCTATTGTTGATTATGAATTGAATAACAACTGGACGATAGTAGCAAATTCTTATTACGACCTGAATGCTGCATTTGTACCAGATTCAGAATTCATCTATGAGCCAGAAGCTTATAGAGTTGCTGCGAGCTACAAATTCTTACCTTCACTGGGAGCAACCGGCGAGTTCTGCTATACGTCATGGATGAATATCAGAAATTATTTGGACACAGCAGCTTTCTCACCAAAAGCACCTTTGCCCCTGGTGGTAACTATCTCTTCTATCAATAGCACAGAGGTTACCTATTCAACTTATCCCAAATTTCATAAATTGAGCAAATGGGTTTCTTATGAATCAACCCCGGAAGGTTACGTTTCAATTTCAGGTGATCCCAATTTTTCTGGTGGCTTTAGAGTCTTGGATGTTGTTGACGAATACACTTTCAAGATAACCCGGCCGACTCCTCAAGCACCTGATGAATCTATTGTCTGGAGAATGCAAAAAGCTCAAGCAAGAAACCTTGTTTCTGGCTTATACAGCGGTTTGGATGCTGATGACCAGCCATATGTTAAGGGAATGAGAATAGATCTGGTTTATTCCGGATCAGCTACACCTGCAGCAAACAATTACATAAACGCAGGTTCAATTGTAGTTAGACTGAACGAACTTGAAGTGAATTCTTGCCTTCAGTTTTCGCCAAATCAAGGAGACTGGTATGGCATAGTAGTTAACTTCTCTAATAAGTTTAAACAATTAGGAATGAACGTTTGGGCTACAAATTCCGATCCGATGTCTCCATCCGAGCAGGGGAGTCAACTAATCAAAGTTCATGAAGATATCAGAACCCTGACCACTACTTATACATTCGCAGCACCTAGCAGTATCATAACTCAAAATAATGATCCTTTCTACGGCACTCAAGAATTTGCTTATAAAATATTTACCGGTCCAATGTACCTGACCAACATCCGGTTAATGGACAGAATGTTAGATATTGATAAGCAATCTAATTTCTTGAATCAGAATGTTGTGAGGGATTCGCAAAACGCAATCTTTATAGATAACGCAAAACCACAATTGAATTTGAGAAAATTCGCACGCAATAGATAATTTATGCCAAGAAGAAAACCAAATTTAGAAAAACAACAGCAGAAAAAAATACAGGATTCTCTAGAAAGCCTCCTAGAGGACGGTCACCATTTCGAACTGGACCGATTGACGGCCGAAGAAATGCCTGCTATGAAAACGATACCACCTTTAGATTTTACCAAAATCCAACTTTTATCAATGGCTGACGCCAAAGAATATTTGGATAGAATGGTTGATTTCTATTATGGGGACGAGCTAAGCGAAAGCACCGATCATTTGAATAAAAAGAAAATGATCGATAACATGCATCTTTCTAATATTCTGCTTCAAATGAAAACCACACAGCATGCTATTATGAAGCTGATGGAGGAAATAGAGCTGGGTAACATGCAACCTCGTATGCTGGAAGTGCTGGGTCAGCTTCAATCCCAACTTGTTGGATACAGTAAAGAGTATCAGGGCTTCATTAAAAATATGGAGGAGAGTTACAAGATTCTAAGAGTCGAGTCCGAACAGAAACTTGCTGCAGGTGCAGCACAGGTCAGAGAAACCGAAGGTGGAGATTTGGAGGTAGATGCATCGACACTTAAGAGAAGCGATGATGGATCTGTTAAAGTTAGAGGTACAAAACTACTGATGGAGGGACTGCATAATGAAAATCAGGAAATTCAGGATGTGAAAGTAGAAGAGATCTCAATTACCTCTAGAGTCGACGCCCGTAAAAAAGCTCAAGAAGAGCAGGCAAGTAGGGTGGAAAGTTTAGACGTCGAAGAGAAGTATGATTTGGATGATAACTTTTTTAATTAACCCTTATGACCAAAAGAAAAAAGAAAGATCCATTCAAACCCCAGGTAGAATTGCCTACACCCAAGGTAACAGTTTTTGGGAAACCTGCTCCCAGCAGTACGATTTCTCCGGGACAGGCTGACGATAATGTTTGGAATTCCGAGAAGGTTGATACAATTCTGAGAAAAGCCGATGAGGAAGGATTGGATTTTAAAAAGATCCCAAATCCATTCTTTGACGCCAATCCGGAATTTAAAGCACCTAATATAATTTGGGAGTATACCCCTGAAGAGCTGGAAGAAATTAGAAAATGTAAAAACGACGCAGTTTATTTTTCTAGATATTGCCAGGTCATGACTGACGAAGGACTTGCATACATCAGACTCCGTGATTATCAGGAGGACATTATCAAGACATATCAGCAAAACAGATTCTCTATATTCTTAGCACCTAGACAGATCGGTAAGTCAATCACTTCAGCTATCTTTTTGGTCTGGTACCTTCTCTTTAATTACGACAAGAACGCGATGATCTTGGCTAACGTTGGAGACACAGCGGAGGAATTAATGGATAAGGTCAAAGCCATCGTTAGAGGATTGCCTTTCTTCCTAAAACCTGGAATGATAGTGAACAACGTAATGTCGATGAAGTTTGATAACGGGTGCAGAGCGATCGCGAAGACCACGACAAAGACTTCTGCGATTGGTTTTACTATACACTTTCTTTACATGGATGAGTTTGCACACATCCACCCGAATTTCATAGAATCTTTTTTCAGATCAACATATCCTACGGTTTCATCGTCTAAAGTGTCAAGAATCATTATTACATCGACACCGAACGGGATGAATAAATTTTATGATCTTTACCAGGATGCGGTAGAGGGGACAAACACCTTCTACCCATTAAGAGTTGATTGGTGGCAAATACCTGGTAGAGACGAGGAGTGGAGACAGAAAGAAATAGCTAACCTTGGTTCGGAAGAACTTTTCAACCAGGAATATGGAAATCAGTTTCTGAGTTCGTCTTCTTTATTACTTGATTCAAAAGATCTAAAGAAGGTTAAAAATTCAGGTTATGAGTATTTCTGGAGAGAGGTAGAAGCATTAAACGACCGTGAATTGAATTACGAATATCTCACGTGGCATCCTAAATTTGATTACGACAATCCGGTTGGACCAGGTAAAAGATACGTTCTGAGCGTAGATATAGCATCGGGTAACAAGGGGGATTTTACCGTTGTGAATTTCTTCAAAGTTATTCCTTTACCGAAACACGTGATTGAAAGCATGCAAGAAAATGACTATCAGGACGAGACTGATTTTTTTGGCGTGCTGCAGATAGGGATTCTCAGGGACAACACGATGAAACTAGACGAACTGAAGTCTTTCTTGGAAGCGATGTGTCTAGATTACTTTGGACCCGATAACGTCAAGCTTTTAGTAGAGATGAACTTCAAAGGCGAACTATTATTCGAAAAGTTAGTTTCTAATGAAGATTTTTACGAGGAAATTTTTATCTTCACAAAGCAGTCCGAGAATTCGAGACAGATGAAGCCTGGTATTAGATATACCAATGATAAGATAAAAATGAAATATTGCGAGAATTTGAGGACGTACATTAAACGGAATAGAATTTTTATCAACGATTCTAAAAATACAATTCCCGAATTATTATCTTTTGGAATGAATAACCGGGGATCGTATTCTGGTATGGGCTCCCATGATGACGTAGCCATGACAGTTGTAAACCTTGGGGCTTTGTTTGAATCTGATGAGTTTTCGCAGCTAGCTGGAGAGGTATATGACGAGCTAGAAAATTTATCTTACAAAGATCTTATTGAATCTAAATTAGAATCAGGCGAATCCCAATCACCCGATCCATGGGGAAGACCCACCTATAACACCAAGCAGGGTGGTGCTTTCAAAAATTTTAATGATTTGATGTAGGTCAAATCAATTTGGGTATTTTAACGATATATAGAAACAATCTGAGCTGGCCACAAAAAAGGGTCAATTCCTAAGATATATAAATGGAAAAAAATTAGTCACGAATGGCACAAAAAGTCAAAATCGATCTTTCACAATTTAAAGCCTCTGGTGTATACACACTCGAGTTCGACGCATCAGAAAGCATTATACTCACGTCGCAAACGATCCGTCTGGTTGTAGGGTTTTCAAATATCGGTCCCTTCAATACCGCTGTGTATCTGCCGGATGTGAAAACGGCATTAGCAGTATTTGGTGATATCGATAGGAGTTTGGAAAATAAGGGTTCTTATTTCCAAAGATCAATCTACACATGTCTTCAGCAAGGACCAGTCTTTGCTTTGAACCTGTTGAGATTAAATAATGATCTTAATTCAGCTAATCCGGATATAGTACCATATCGCAGTTTCTCTGTCGATACAGAAGAAGCTAACGGAGTTTTAACTGAGAGACTTTACAGCTCTTATTACAACAAAGAGAGATTATGGTTCGCAGATCCAGCTTATTTCTTGGCAACACGTTCTATCACCGATCAAAGTAAAATCTTGAACGTTGTAAACTTGGGTCAAAAGCCGGTGTCTATCATCATCCGCAAATCAACAGATTCTACCGCTCCTTTGCTTGGATTTAACATCTTTGCAGTTGATTGGTATGGTGCGAACAACGTACCAAGTTTCATGAACCCTTACGATTATATGGAAGATTATTTCATCGATATAATTGCAGTTAGTGGTGATTGGACAGACTATGTTGCTTTGAGTCTTGATCCTAAATGGGCAACTTACTTTACTCCGAATGGATTTATCAAGTCACGCATCGATGCTTTCTTGAATAACCCGGATGTAAATATCGTGACGAGTGTAACCGGATGTATCATTCCTGATTTTGTAGATTTGAATGGTACAAACCAATACATTCAGACACTAGTTAATAACAACACTGCATCTACAGGTTTATTCTGTGCAATCAATGAAGAAGCACTCGATGATATTTGTACTAACCCATCTCGCATTGATTTGGTTGGTAACCACTTGATCGACGAATTAACCTCAGATCGTGATTTATCTTCACCGAATCTTAACTTCTTAAGCTACAATCAGCCATTGCTTGCTGACTTGCTTTATAGCCAGAACGTCTTCGGTATCACTGGTGGTGCTACCTCAGGAAACGGAATGCCATCAGGTACTCTTTTCCGCGGAAATGGCGCAACAGCAGGAAGTGCTGGTATTACAGCTTCTTACTTTAATCCATTCTCTTTCGATTTAACTGATGGAGGCTTGCACTACGTTCAGACAAACGCCACCGGTCCTACTGGTGTCCGCGTTAATCTCCAAAGCTTCTTATCGATCACACCAGTTACTAACTCTTACCTCGTTGGTAAGGTAACTGGAGTTTCTGGATTAACCGGACCGGTAATTAGCCAGTATAACGAGAACGATCTTGTTAAATTGAGAGTTCGCAGTGTAAATGAGGTATCTGGTCAATTGAGAATTTCTTACGACCATCCTCTGGATAATGCTTCATACTACTCACAGGGAATTAGAGTTACCCCGGTATACCAATTAACTGGATATGCTTATGAAACTGGCGATGCTACAACATCGGTAACTCTTTTTGGTAGCGCTTACCAATTTGGATATTGGGACGTAACATATCGTGATGTAGTTGCTTCTCCAGATGGAGCTACTGGACCATCAATTCCTGGCGGTACAGCGGAAACACTTTTGGCTGGTTCTTATAGCACTCTTTACAATGACATCAATGTGAAAAATCTCCAGGACGGAGACACATATTGGTTGAATTCAACCGGATCCAGCTTAAGATACATCTCAAATGCTTTTGATGTTGATCGTGATCAATATCCTTACACATTGAGCAGAGCTTATTCGAACGTTAGCTTAGATGACAGCACGCAAACAGATATTGCTGCTTTCGGAACCACTTATGCTACAACTAACGTGGGCACGGCAGTTTCTGCAGGTAAAATTGACTTCATCTCTGATGTAGGATCAATCAACTCATTCATTAACGTGATTTCAAGAGTCGATTCTGTAACATTCACTTGCTCTTCGGTTCCCGAATCGCCTGTGTCTGTAGGAGATCTTTTGGTTTCTACCGACTTAGATATTTGCGCTATCGGCAATACGAACAGACAAAATAGATTGACTAAGGTTACTAGCGTTTCTCAAACCACAACATCTGGAGTGGTTAGGGTAACAACTGCTAGACCTATCCTCTACTATTCTTACACCGACAACGGAACTACAGGTTTGAGAGTTCAGAAATTTAAATCGATCGCTCAGTTTACGAGATCTTTCGATTTCACTTTCCTTGAAGGTTTCACCATGACTGATTACAACCGTCCTAATGGAACTGATGCTCGTGTCAGTGAGATCTTGGATGTTATGTACGAAACTAATATTGCATCTGCGTTGGCTTCGCCAGACGTTATTGCTTACCGCTACATTGTTGATACTTTCAGCGGTCAGATCTTGCCAAATTCTAAATACCAATTGAGTAAATTGGCAATGAATAGAATGCAAGCTTTGGCAATCATCAACGCACCTTCAATGGAGCAGTTTAGAGATTCTACAGATCCTAGATTCACCAACGCACCTACAGCTATCGATCCTTATCCTTCTTTAGAAACAAGGTACATCGTAGATGGCGGTAATTTAGCACTTAATCCTTCTTATACTTTCAGTTTACCTTCTGAAGCACAGGGAGCCAAATTTGCTGCATTCTATACTCCTTACATTACTGTCAGAGAGAATAACAGAAATATCAACGTTCCTCCCGCAGCTTACGTTTCAAACAATTTTGTTTTGAAATTCAGCACAGGTCAACCATATTCGATCGTAGCAGGACAAAAACGTGGTGTTATCACAGGTGGTAATATCGTAGGAGTTGAATATGATTTAACCGATGCAGATAGAGCTAATCTCGAACCATTCGGAATGAATCCTATTATCAGAAGAAGAGGAATCGGAACAATTATCTTCGGTAACAACACTGCTTACCAGCAAGTTAGCTCGGCATTCGGGCTTGTTCACGTTAGAGATCTCTTGATTTCTATTGAAACCGATACTATCGCAATCCTTTCAAACTACCTCTTCGATTTCAATGAAGATTCAGTGAGATTGGAAATCAAGACTTTGGTTGATAACTATCTTGATGGCGTAAGAGCTGCTGGTGGTATTTACACCTACCAGACAATCATGGATGCTTCTAATAATACACCTGACGTAATCGATATGAATATGGGTATTATCGATATCAGAATCGAGCCAGCTAGAGGTTTACAAAAGTTGATCAATAGAATCACAGTAACCAGAACAGGCGGAATCGCAGCAGGCGGATTCGTAACATTCAGCTAACAAAAAGTAACAATAAAAATAGAAAGCCCGCTAGTCGGGCTTTCTTTTTGGAATTTACTTCACTTCCCTTCTGGATATATAGAAAAAATATACTCGCATAAATGGCAGGTTTACCACATTATTCAAATTCGTCTTCGGCGATAAATCTCTACGAACCAGTATATCTCAACCAGTTTGAGGTTCTGATCGTTCCACCCGCTGCGGTTGGAGGAGGAGAATTATTGTTGCAACACGTTAAGTCGCTGAGCGGATTAACACTGGATAAAACTCCAGAGCCTATCTCACAGAAGTATAAGTTCGCAAAAAGAAACTATGCAGGGGGCAAACCAACCAACACATACATGGATGTTCTGATGAGCTTTACAGTTAACTTGAATGAGACTAACTCAATGTACGTGTTTAAAACCCTTCGTCAATGGAGTGATTTGATCTACAATCCATTAACAGGAGCGCAGGGTTTGAAAAGAGATTATGTTGGTTCTATGACAATCAGCATGTTCAATAAGCAAGGAGACGTTTACAGAAGAGTGAGATGTATCGATTGCTTCCCAACCAAAGCGATTTCTGCAATGAACCTTAACTATGACGAGGGTGAAGCAGTTTTCGAGATTACTCAGTTTGGATGGGCAGTAGATTATTGGGAGGATTTATTCCTATAAAAATTGAAATAACATAAATAATGGCAGGATTACCACATTTCACAAATTCAAAAGCCGGGCTTTTCAACTACGAACCGGTTTATTTGAATCAGTTTGAGGTTCTTATAACACCTCCCGCAGGTATTTCTGCGGCTGGAATCACCTATAAGGGTGAGTCTATTTTGACCCAGCAGATTAAAAGCGTTGAAGGACTAGCTGTTGATATAGCTCCGGCAACACCAGTTGAACAGAAGTATAAATTTGCTTCCAGGAGATATGCTGGTGGTGAACCATCTACTTCAGATCTGAGCTTTTCCACTGCATTTGAGGTTAACTTGGATGACACAAATTCGATGACAGTTTACAAGATATTGAGACAGTGGGCGGATTTAATCTATAATCCATTAACTGGAGCGATGGGATTAAAAACCGATTACGTTGGATCCATGCTTATCTCTGTCTTCAATAAAAGAGGTGATGTTTTTAGAAGAATAAGAATTCCATCTTGCTTTATCGCATCGAGTATAAATGAGATGCCTTTATCCTACGATCAAGGTAACGCTATCTATACTGTGACGATCGAATGGAAAGCGGATTATTGGGACGACCAGTTCTTATAATCCAAAATAAGAAACTTTTACTAACGGATTCCATAAAAAATTGGAATCCGTTTTTTTATTAAGGGGGTTATATAAACAACATGGCATCAAGATTTGGACTTAGACCCGACGAACTTATAAAAGACGTCGACGGTGAAATGGCAGAAAAAATTCTGAGAGAAAAAGAAATAAATTCAGGCATTAAGTACGATCAGCCAAGCATTGAGCAAGAGCAAGAGCAGGATCAGAAAGTTCCCGAAATCATAGAGCCACCGGTGGTTCAGGAAGAGCAACCAATCAATGCTTTGCCTGAAAGACCTAATCTAGGAAAGGCTGTTAAAGTACCCCAGCCGCAAACCCATGTGGGAATGGACGGTGGGTGGAAGAATCTTCCACTGCAATTATTACCAACTCAAGGCTTATTCTACCCAGAAAATACACAGATCGCAATCCGTGCCGCGGAGGTGAAAGAGATACGTCACTTTTCCACAATCGAGGAATCCGATTTAATCAGTATCGAAGAAAAATTGAATTTTGTACTAGATAAATGCACGCGTATTTATTTTGGTGATTCAGGTCTCAGCGATTACCGAGACATCAAATATGAGGATCGATTCTATATTATTCTGGCAATACGCGATCTAACCTTTCTACGGGGGGAAAATAGGATTATCCTAAAGCCTAAAATGGATTGCACTAAGAAAGACTGTCCGCTGGGTGGAGGAATAGAACTCAGAACTGGTGTGTTAAATAGATTTGAACTCGATGAGAAAATCACTACATACTACAGTCAGGATAATAAATGCTTCCAGTTTCATATTCCTAAGATTGATCGGGATTTGAATTTCTTTATACCCTCTGTTGGTGTAATGGAAAAACTAACAACTTTTTTCAGATCAGAAAAAGCTAAGAAGTACCAAATGGACGATTCTTTTAGAAAGATCGCTCCATATATTTTTAATGATTGGCGTAATCTAGACGAGAAGCTAATCATCAATAAAATGAGGGAGATAGATTATTGGACAAAAGAAGAATTTTCTCTTGCTTTCGAAATGAGCAACAAATTGAAAGTTGGAACTAAACCAAGCGCATTTATTAAATGCAATTGCGGTGCCGAGGTCACCGCCCCCATATCCTTTCCCGGAGGGTACAGATCTCTTTTCCTTATTTCAAATATCTTTGGAGACATTCTTTGATATTAAGTTCAGATTATGGAATGACTATAAGACTGACCCACAATGGTTAGAGTCACTACCTTATTGGGAATTCCAATTATGGGTTGATAAACTGAACGAACATATCGAGAAGAAGAACCAGGAGCTTACATCAGAAAATGGAAAGGTACAGGTCTTCAGCTTATCGAATCCCAGCTCAAGGTAAGTTCTGATATATAATTCAACGTGGCTGAAAACTTTATAAGCGAGGAATTTTTATTGGATTTTAATAAATCCTTGGAACTGATTACATCAAATCAATCTTCAATGAATGAACGGTTGGCCAATTTGAGCAGTTCGATCGAGGATTTGTCTGCATCATCGCAGGATTTAAATTCAGCGATTTCTGAAGGATTCAATCCGCAGGAAATTTTTTCAGGTATCCCTAATCTAATCGACGGAATAAATTCTCTCAAAAACACTGTAAAAGATCAGGGTGAGAGCGCAGATCAGTCCGCCAAGAATTTATTTTCTATACTCAATCCGGTAGGGGCTGCAAACACAAACCGTTTTTTATCGAGTATCCCGAGATTCGAGGAAGGCGGAACAATGGATAATACTGGAGCTGCAATAATTGGAGAAAGAGGTCCGGAATTGGTTTTACTTCCTGAGAATTCCCAGATCTTTCCATTAGAGACAAATACTTTCGATCAATTCGAAGCTTATCTGAATAATATCCAGCCAGGAAAATTAATGGGCAATGTGCTGGGTTCGGAGAATGTTATATTAGCCAGAGATGAAGCGGGTAACATTATGGTTTATCCTGATCTCAAAGCAAACCCAGCCTCTAGATTTGAACCTTACAATCTGAATGAAAAAATTCAATCCCAGATAGAGAGTGAAAATCAGATACTGAACAGCCCGACCACTACTTCAACCGAAAAAGAAGAATCGAATGATGTTCTGAGCCTATTAGAAGCTTTTACCAAGAACCTTTTACCTTCTTACCAATTCAGGGAACAAGAATCTAAAGAAGGGGAGGGTGTTTTAGTAGATGTTAAAAGTGAGATAGCAAACCAAATTGAAAAATTGAAATCGTCTGCAGTTGAAACACCAGGGGCGGAAAAAACCTCCCCGATTCTAGAGCCAATTTCTGCACTTGCTGAGAACGTTCCAAATGTATTGAATAAACCAGGAACACCTACACCGGCGGAAGCTATTGTTGAAAAAGCTGCTTCTTCAGAATTGTCAGTGATAAAAGAGAAGCTGGCTACTCTTCCCCCGCCACCTCCTGTTGTTGCACCGCCACCTCCAGTACAGGTTCAGACGGTTCGAGAGGTAGTAACCGAGGTAGAGAGTACAGCAGGGCAAAATATAAAATTCCCTGAAACATTCGCAGTCACGATTACTAAATATGAAGAAGGAGAAAGACAGTTTAATGAGTTGAAACAAATGCTTTCTGACATGTATTCTGTACTTTCTGAGATGAATACAAACGAGCGGGATATCAATACAATTGATTCATACCCGATCAGACCTGTTAATACGGTCTTTTAGAGTGTTTTTTTCCGGAGTTTATTTACCATACATTTGTAAACTCCTCAGCCTATGAAAGAATCAGATTTACCGTCGATAGATAATATTCTATCATTCAATTATTTTTCAGTTAAGCTTGTAGAAGGAAATATAGTTTCCTGTGTGAGCGACTCATTAGAAAGAGCTTCCGAGATAACGGATCGAGCCCAACTGAGAAAGGATGTGATCTATTTAAAGATGGCGGAGGTTTGGTCAGAAAGATCGCACTGCCAGAGGCATAAGGTTGGATGCTTGATAGTGAAAGATAAGTCGATCATTTCTGACGGCTATAACGGATCACCCCATGGATTTCCAAACGTGTGTGAGGATGAGGAAAATAAAACGCTTCCGTATGTTCTTCATGCAGAGGCCAACGCCATTACCAAATTAGCTAAAAGCACTCTTAGTTCAGTTGATTCGACAATGTATGTAACACTTTCACCATGCTACGAATGCTCGAAACTAATTATTCAGTCCGGCGTAAAAAGATTGGTAATCAAAGAGTTATATAGAAAACTAGATTCTCTACCCTTCCTATTACAGGCTGGTGTAGAAATTACAAGAATAGGAATAATAGATCCCACCATTTGATATGACAAAAGAAATAAATATACAGAGACTTGCAGAGAATTTTATTGAAACTAGATCAGAGAGAAATTTCCAGTTATTATTTGAGCGTTTGAAACCAGGCTTGACTAACCATTGCTTCACCATTCTTAAAGATATGGAGTTAGCCCAGGATTCTTTTTTGAATACGATGTCCAAGATTTGGCAGAAAATTGAGCAGTATGATTCTGAAAGAGGTAACTTCTCTACGTGGTGCTATAACATAGCCCGTAACGAATCATTGCTACTTTTAAAATCTAGAAAGAAATTCGTCTCCACCGACGACGAGTCTATGGAATCGTTATACAACTGCCACAATATGGCAAATGGCGATTATTATGATGTGTTCGATGATCCTAGTTTGACCTTTATCAATGGCCAGAATAAAATTGACGAGCTCTACGAAAGTATTATCCAGGAGATTAGGGAACTTCCTGACCTCTATAAAGATATAATGATAGATCGCGAGATTAATGGAATGAAGTATAAGGATATAGCGGAAAAGTATGACATTAAAAAAAGATCTATTGCAACACGCATAAGACGAGCTCGTAACAAGATCAAGAAAAAAATAGAAAATTTAAGATCAGAATGATGAGTATTCTATTCAAATTGAGATTCTTCAGGGTATTGAGAGAGATCTCTCTTTTCTTTGAGTATCGTTCCCAGATAAAGAACGAAAAAAAATCTTCTTCATTATTTGAAAAATTCAATCTGAGAATCGATTGGATTGGCCGTTTATACACTGTGATAAACCTCCCTCCTGAAGTTACCGAATCACCCGACCTTCCTAAAGATTCCAGACCAGCATTTGTCATGGAAGAGATCAAACCGATTAATGACTATCTCAAACAGATTAAACTCGAGGAGCTTGTCACAGTAGGGTTTGAACCAATTAAAAACACGAATGACGATTCTTTCCTAGTTGTCTATTATTTTCTCTTCAGAGAGATTACTTGGCTTTGGATCCTAAGGACAATTGCTTTTTGGTCGATAGCTGCTTTCGCAATAAAATACTTTTTCTTCTCGTAACTGATGCCTCAAGATATAAAGGACTTCGTAGCTGAGGTCAAAAGAAAGCTATGTGTATTCGATTCGAATAAATTTTTATTTGAGGAGGAAGACCATAGATACACGTATTCGGGAGAGAGGTTAGATTCTGTGACCACCTTCTTGAAAACTTTCAAAGAACCTTTCCTCCGGGATTATTGGGCTTCTAAGAAAGCAGCAGAGCGGGGTATTTCAAAAGATGCGATATTGAATGAGTGGAAGGAAAAAGCAGATGTCTCGACAAGACTGGGAACGGCTGTCCATAAATGGATAGAAAATTTTTGGACAGACGAAGAACAGGAATTTCCGGAAGACCAGGAGGTTGCAAAAAGAATCCACAAGTTCATGAAAATCCATGATGAAAAGTTGAAAATTTTCCACCATGTGGCCTCAGAACGGAAAATATTTTCCACTAAGTGGGGATTAGCAGGTACAATTGACGAGATTTTTGCTTTCCATGATGAAAAATTGGACAGGAATCTTCTTGTTATTGGAGACTGGAAATCAAATGCTGAATTCAAAACTTCCAGCCACGAGAAGGGACGTTATAAGAAATTGCTAAGACCTTTCAATGATCTTTATGAGAATCATCTGAATGAATACTCAATACAACTTTCCCTTTATAGATTGATATTAGAGCAATCTGGGGTAGAGACTCATTCGGGGTTTCTTTGCCACATAGGACCTGAAGGAGACGCTAAAATTTACAAAGCTGTAGATTTGAGAGAACGCCTTAAAATTTATCTGGACGAAAATAGAAAAAATCGAGACATTTTTAGTTTAGATTGAAACACTTTTTAGAATTCCCGGTATAGATCATATATTTTCAGACAAATGGCATCAAAACAACCTACTAAAAAAGCTATCAAGGAAGCGATCTCTTCTATCCCAGTAGATGAAATGGACGGTATCTTAAATCAATTAGATCAAGCCAGAATCGAAGATTTGATCAGAAGAATCAACGATAAGAAGGAAGAAATCTCGAAAAAAGAGTACGCTGTATCGATTACCGCAGAGGCATTCGGAAAACTTAAAAACTTCATGGAAAATGAAGCCGAGTGGAGTCAAACTGAGTCTTTAGGCGTTATTGAGGTTGTGAAAGTTTTGGAATCAATCCAGAAAGAAGGCATTAACGGAGGAACAGTTTTTATTCAAGCACTTCCTCTTGAGGCAATGCATTACTTCCTTTCTAAATCTAGAGGTAAGGGATTACAAGCCGCTAATGATTTCCTGGCTATCTGGAAACCTTTAGACCTTGCCTTGCAACGTACTAAGAGCGATGCTTCAGAGATTAAAGATCTCGAGAAGGAATTAGCAGCTGCACAGCAAGGAATTTCTATCGCATAAGAAAAACCCATCCATCAACTCCATATCACTAATCGGGCGTCGCAAGGCGCCTTTTTAGTGCTCATCGGATTGGTGAGGATATATAGGAAGGTTAAACACTTTATAATATGATAAACAAAATTAAAGAAAACTCAACCGTGATTATGATTGTAATCATGGTTTTATTGCTGCTTAAGCAGTGCAGTGTCAGCCGTGAAATTTCGAAAACCAGTAAAGAGGTAAAAGAATTACGCGCACTAACAGATTCATTATCTCATGAAACTGCTAGTAAAGAAGAGATCAGACAAGAATTGAGAAAATCGTTATTCGATTTCTTAATTTATGAAACCGATCTAGACGATAAGAAAACTTCACTTTCAGAAATCAGACGTAAGGTCGACGAAAAATAATTAATATGGGAAAGGCTAAACTAGTTAACTGGTTCATCATCGGTACTTTTGTATCCCTTTATTTAGCCGTATCGGTTATTTCGACCCTTCACGTAATTAAGTTTTTTGAACTCTCCAATCCATATTGGCTATCAGTTTCTCTAGCAGTTGCATTCGAATTGGGTGCAGCAGCTTCTTTAGCAAGTTTGATTGTATTGGATAAAATGAATAAAGCTCTGGTATGGGCTTTATTCATAGTCTTAACTCTTTTTCAAAGCATGGGAAATGTATATTATTCCTATGTTAATCTCCATGATTTCTCAGGCTGGGTTGAATTATTCGATCTTGTCGACGAGGAAGTGATCTATCAGAAAAGGATGCTTTCCATGATCAGCGGAGGAATTCTCCCATTTGTCGCTCTCGGATTTATCAAATCATTAGTTGATTACATAAAGCCTACTGAGGAAAAAAAGGAAGAAGAGGAGGAGAAAGTGGAAGAAAGCAAAGAGCTTGTACTTGATGGTGGAGAGATAGTAGATAGCGACAAGGACGAGGAATCTAAGGACGAAGATATTCAAACGGTAGATGCCGATGCAGACGAAGTTTTCTCTGCTGAAGAATCTTTGATTAGCGTTATGGAGCAGGAGGAGAAAATCGAGCCAGAAACTTTGATCGTGAATGTACCGGTTAAAGATTTTGAAACCGAAGATACTAAGACAGAAAAAAAGTCTAAGGTTGAAGAGATGAGCAAGGAAGAGGTAGCAAGCATCATAGGGATTTCCAGCGAAGAATTTATTGACGATGACGAGGAGGAATTTACCGAGATAGAAAACGCATCTCAAGAAACTGAACTTCTGGTAGATCCTAACGTTACAATCCCTATCATGAATAAAATACCAGGTCAATCATATTGACAAATAAATAAAATAAGAAAATAAGTTAATGTCTGCAACCGGAGCAAGTTTAGAAGATGCCCAATTTTATTGGGATGGCGGTAGTTCATCGAATGCCGTTGATCCCGGGTTTACCACTACCCTGTATGGTGGTAGTGATCAATATGCTCTGGCGCCTGGTGCATCAGCCAGCACCGATATCCGATATCGGAACGTAGCCCTTGTTAGGGAGCAGATAAAACTTGTCGGACTTACACTTCAGGATTATAACGATCCCAGAGAATTTAAGTTCTTCAACACTAGTTTCAATATATCTTATCAGGCTCAGACCGAAGAGAGGGTGGATGTTACCAACTTTTTCCATCCCCTTCAGAATTTTTCATCTTGGCAAAAGCAAACCGTGGTATTATCACCTCTGAGTTCAATTAACCTTGATCCTGGTGATTTTGATAATACAAAGGGTGAAATCAGTTTTATGCTTGTTAAGCCCATCTATTCTCCCGAAGCTGCTGACGACGAGAAGATCTGCTTTTGGAACTATAAGGGAACACAAAGATTCTTGATTGGATCCATTCTGGTACTTTCCGGAGCGATTAAAGATGGCTACAAATGGAAGGGATGGTCGGTAAGTCCATTCCCTGACGAACTTCAAGAAGGAGATCCGGATCCCACTCTAGGCGGATTTATTTTTTCTAATCCAACGAATAAATCTGTAAAATTAATAATACTAACAGCAACCTAATGGCAACAAGACCACCAGTTTGTCCGCCCACCCAAGTCCCTGGGCTGGCTTTTAACAGAACAGCTTTAGTCGAGGTTTCGTCTGATGGCAACTATGATCCCAATCCTCTTGTTGAACTCAAGGATTTTGGGATGGAAGTAAAATCATTTTCGCACCTTAGAATTTCACTAGCTGAAAGTAAAAGCTATCTTCTCTCACAAACAGATATCGGAGACGATTTCGGTTACGAAAGTTTTGTGTTAATCAAGGTAACCTATCCGGAGGACGTACCACAAACCAAACGTTATTTAGAATGGGAGTACAACGGAGCAAGTTTTTATATTGGGGAACTTATGATTCTAACCGGAAAAAGAACATCTTCAATTGATGCTAAACAGCTTGGTTGGAACATATCAGCGGATGATGTTTTCTATAAGGGGGGAGGTATCATCTTTACCAATCCACATTCCAATATCAAAGTTAAGCTAGAAATCCTAGTAGCTAGATAAAATTATCACTCCGATACGATATATAGTTTTAAAGTTCGATACGAACTAAGATATATAAAAACGAAAAAAATCTTCACAAATGAATCTAATCGATAAAATTAAACAACTCAGAGATGTTACTAAATCTCCAGAGGTAAAAGAAATTTGCGAAAATTTCCTTTCCGGAAATTCGATCCCGGTAAAAGACCACGATATGTTGATGGAATCTGTTAAAGAAATGGAATCACCTGCACAGCCACAAGTTTCTTCACAACATGATCTTCTAAGTGCTTTGCGCCAAGGAGAAATCGACAAGTCTAAAGGATTTGCAAGCAAATTAATGGAAAGCTGGGGCGGTTTGGACCACTCTGGAAGAGCTTACAAACAAGCCGGTGTTTATGGTTCCTATAAGGACGGATTCGATAAGAATAAGAAAGAGGATCAAAAACCTGAAGAGGTTTTATCATTGCTCGAAAGTCACTCAGAGACTGATGCACACGTTGCTTCTTTATTGGCTTCTCAGAAAACGGAAGATCTCGGTCTTAAAAAGACCTTGAGAGTTTTCGAAGGTGCTGGTATTTCTGGTCACCCTGCGGTAAAAAGCTTGATGCATAAATATTCATCTCTTTTAGAGCAGAATAGATTGCCCGAGTATATCGTTTTGGAATCTTTTGTGAATGAATTCGCAGGCTTTGACTGGGATTCTACAGTAAAGTCTGAATTAGGTAAAATCGCAAAAACAACTAGCTCATTGAAGAATGAGATTGAAGTTGCAAAAGCAGTATATCACATCAAAGCATCTGACCCAACTAATTTCTATGTAAAGGTAGTTGAGAGCTTGAATTCTTGGTTAATCTCTGAAGAGAAATCAGTAGGTTTGTTAACTAAGGATCTTTCAAGATGGCAGTTCAACCCGATCGTTCAGAAGTTGGTACACACTTTGAAAATCAACGAATCTGCTGGTGGATTACACCTCACTAAGAAGCAGGGAGAATCTGAAGTTAATAAGATTTACTCTCCTGTTTTAACTAGAGAAGGTAGATTAACTTTCCAAATGTCTGGTTCTATCTTTGAAGCTTCTGCTGAAGGAGTTAAAAGATTGAAGAGCTCAGAGATTGAAGCACTTCCTATCGATTACAAGAATTTGTTAGAAAGCTTCAATAAGGAATTCGTTAAATTGAACGAGACTGGAGTAAATTTCTACATTTCTAAAACAGCTATCAAATTGGTAGAAGCTGAGTCAGCTCCTGCAGTTTTCATGAACGGTGTTAAACTCCGTTTCAATGACATGAACGAATTGGGCAGAATCTTACACCTTGAATTCTCTTCTATTCCTGGAGTAAATGCAGCGGCTATCACAAAGGATGTGATCAACGTTTACGAGTCTTTTGATAAGATCGTAGAATTGGACATCGCCAAAAATATTTCTTCTAGAATTTATGAAGGTTTATCAGTAAACTTGATCAAGTGGAAGAACCAAGTTTATGTACAGAGAATCAACGAAGGAATGAAAGAAGATTCTTTCTTGAAAACTAGTGGCACACAAGCAATGAAAATTGTTAAAGATCTTTTGAGATTTGATATCTCTGAAGGTTTAAGCCAATTCTTGGAAGGCGAGAATAAATTGAGAGCAGTTATGGTTAACGACCGTAACAAGGTAATCGAAAACATTTCAATTGTAGAAAAAGAAATGAAGAAATTGGAAGCATTAGTTGCTACCAATAAACTTTATGAGTCATCTCCACAAATCAAAGCAGCTTATGCCCAATTGACCAAAGAATTAGATTCTTTGAAAGAGAAATGGTCTGCTATCAATTCAGAAATGGAGAAATTCGATAATGGATACCAAGAGTTGGATATGCTCGAAGAAGGAAAATACTCAATCGGAGATTACGTGAGAGTAAAAGAGTCTGGAGATAATGGTAAAGTTATCTCAATTGATTCTTCTTCAGGATCATACGTTGTCATGATGAATGACGGCAAAACTGGTGAATATCGTGTAGACGAAATCGAAGATATGGAATCAGCTATCAGCAAAGCTAAAGACGATAACGAAATTGCAGCTGATGAGGATCCTAACTACGATCCAATGCAGTTGGATGATCAGCCTGAAGAAGTTAAGGAATCTCAAGAAACCTACGCTAAAGCACCAGGCGAAGCTAAAATGGCTAAAGACGATTCAGCTACCGAAAAAAGAGCTGAAAAATTGATGTCTGATGCTCCAAAGGACGAAGAGGTACAAGATAAAACTTCAAAGAAAGATGTTGAAAATCAAAAGGTAGCTCAGTTAGCTGATGCTCCTGAAGGATCAGAAAAAGAAACTAAATACGAAGCATCTCCTGAAATTGGATACAATTTGAGAGAGGGTGAAGATATTTCTAAAGAAGATCCAAATTTGGCTGAAGCACCTAAATCTTCTTCTCAAGAAAAATCTGGTGAAGAATTCATCGAGAATGTTGCTGATCAGAATTTAGCTAAAGCACCTGGTAAAGAAGGTGATATCGGTTATTCAGTAGATAAAGAGAATGGATACAATTTGGATGAAAAGGCTGAAATCGCTGGTGATCCTCACTTGGCGGTAGCACCAGACCCAAAAGCTCCTGATATCTTCGGTGTTGAAAAAATCGGCGATCAGAATTTAGCTAAAGCACCTGGTAAAGAAGGTGACATTGATTATTCAACAGATAAAGAAAGTGGATACAATTTAGATGAAAAAGCTGAGATTGCTGGTGATTCTAATATGGCGGTAGCTCCAGAAGCTAAGGCTGGAAGCGAATCTGCTCCTGAAAAAGTAGGAGATCAGAATTTGGCTGAAGCACCTGGTAAAGAAGGAGACATCGATTATTCAGTAGATAAAGAAAACGGTTATAACCTTGACGAATCTGACGAGGTAAAAAAAAACTAAACCGTAACTTCGCATCTGCTCCTACAAACCCAGATCAGAATAAAAGTCCACAGCCTGACGTAGAAGATATCACAGGAAAATTTGCCAAAGCACCAGACGGGAAACCTAGAGTTGGTGTAATAGGTCAAGATTTAGGCGTTGATAATTCTAAAGACTGAAACTTAGAAAAATTTTAAACTATAAGGATTGTCCGGTTCAAAAAAAGCCGGACAATTCTTTTGCATAAAAAAACATATTAATGGCCAAAATCTACGTCAAAAATTCGGATCTTATGAGAGCAATCAAAGAATCCAAAGAAAAAGGCCATCTGACAAACGAGACAATTTCCATGTTTCTTCTTATGACGGATGGTATATCAAAAAAGATGGCTTATAAAGACGAGGAGGACAAGCAAGACTGCATCGCTTTCGCATTGGAAGACCTTTGTAAATATTGGGACCGATTCGATCCTAATAAGTCAAACAACCCATTCGCATATTTTACCCAGATCGCCAAAAACGGTTTTGCTAAGGGCTGGAAAAAGATTCACCCACCCAATGCTCCCAAAACCATACCATTCAGTTCTATCACTGGCGACGAAAACACCTATAATGTATAATAGGCAAATTTCTATATCGAGTATATAGAATATCATGTCGATTAAGAAAGTCAAGCCTAACGGATCTTTCATATCCGGTAAATTTATTCCGAAGAACCCGTCTAAGTATATCGGCGATATCAACAACATTATCTGTCGTAGCTCTTGGGAGACACGTTTTTGCAATTTTTGCGACTCGAACGAAAAGATCCTGAAATGGAGCTCTGAGCCGATCGGTATTCAGTATTACAGCAAGCTAGACAATAAAGTTCATACCTACTATGTAGATTTCTATATTAGAGTGGAAAGGCATGATGGGAAAGTGGACGAAATGATATTGGAGATCAAACCGCAACGGCAAACCAAAAAACCGATTCTTGAATCACAGAACCCGACAGCAAAAGCTCTTAAAGCTCATAACGAGCGATTAAAAGTTTGGATAACGAATATGTCAAAATTCGAAGCGGCAAAAGAATGGGCAGAGAAAAGAGGGTTTAGATTTGCTATTGTTGACGAAAATTTTCTATTTAAGAATAAATGATAGATTTCGAAACTGCCATCAGGGATTTTCTTTCCCAATTCACTTCAACATCATCTGCATCACAATCTGCTAATACAGATTTTGGAGCGAGCTATTATAGTGCTTCTAAAAATATAGGGTGGACAGAGGTCAAAGCTGGCAGAATCTATACATTTGATTATCCGATTAAATCACCAGAAGAATCGACATCGTCTTTCGTAGATCGTCGGCCTATACTTATGATAATACCAACACCAGCAAATTATCCGAAAGGTAAAATAGTTGGATTAGATCTGGTTTTGCTCAGACCTGATTTGAGAGGTAATCTTCTCAGAAATCTATCCTCTGTGGTTGGCCTGATGTTTAAAGACGGAACCGTTGCTAACGAGCAGGAGGTTTTGGATAAATTGTCAAGAATAAATATAAACTTCGCTAAAACACTTCTATCTGGGTTTCCAGTTGAAAAGATAGTTAAAGGTTATGATATCCGTTATATTCCAGGCCTGATCGAGATAAAAATCGCCGACTGGGTGAAAATCCCATACCTAAGCGATTTCAAAATTGATGGGACCACTCCCAATAGGATATATAATAGCTAAGAAGTTGGAATTATTTTGTTTATTGCAACTAAAATGTAACAACCCGAATGGCAGGATTTGTAGATAACTCAAGACAGTCACCGATTACTCAGAGAATTCGTGATAGCGTAAAATCATTATCGAATTTCGGAATGCGGTATGAGGACCTGGTGATTAAAAATTCACAGGCCATTGGATCGACCGAGGCGATATTTCTCAAGAAATATCCTATAGAGGATGAAGCTACTCTGTATTCACTTGCTAAACAGGATACACAAACAAAGCAATTCATTTCTTATTTCGATAAAGATTACAAGGGAAAAAGAGAATTTTTAAGAAAATTCGCCCTTAACTCTGAAATAGACTATGTGCTCGATCTGGTAGCAGATGAAGCAGTCACATACGATCCGCAGAATTTCTTTGCATATCCATCTTTCATCCACTTTACGGATGTATCGGATAAGCTCATGAATAGTGTGAATTCCTCCTATAAGAAATTGTACGATGTTTGGGGATTCACTGATGACATCTCAGCCTGGCAATTGTTTAGACAATTCCTCGTTGAAGGATTCCTTTCCTTTGAGATAGTCTATTCTGATAATGGAAAGGATATAATAGGATTCAAAGAGCTTGATCCTATAACTCTACAGCCCAGCGTCGAAAAACAACCTAATGGAACTTATTTAAACATCTGGGTCCAGTATCCTGAGGACGATAAGAAAAGAAGAATACTATACGATTCCCAGATCATCTACATCTCCTATGCAAAGGGTAATTCTGTTTCAAGAATTTCCTATGTCGAAAGATTGATCAGACCATACAACGTTCTCCGAATTATGGAGTACACCAGAATCATTTGGTCTGTGATGAATGCTTCTTTCAGACTGAAAATGACCATCCCAGTTGGAACCAAATCTCCACAGAAGGCCATGCAAACTCTTGGAGAATTAATGTCTATCTATAAAGAGGACATTAAGTTTAACGATGACACTGGAGAACTTTTGGTCGATGGAAGACCAAAGATTCAATTCTATAAGAACTATATGATGCCCTCCGGCACAAATGGGACTCCAACGATCGAGCCTGTTAATATTGCCGGTCCGAATCTTTCCGATACCCAACCAATCCAATACTTCTGGGAAAAATTCATAGAGGAAACAAAAATTCCGATCTCACGCTTTGCTGGTCCTGACTTTGTACCTCAAGGAGTTATTGGTACTGCTGCAGAGGGATTGGACAAGGATGAGATTAGATTTTCTAAATTCATCAACCGTTTAAGATCAGTGTTTCAGGACATTATGATCAAACCTCTTTGGCTACAACTTTGCCAAGAGCATCCAGCTCTGAAAAATGATTTCTCATTCAAATCACAGCTTGGTCTTAACTACGTAACAGAAAATCCATTCAGCTTAAATCAAGAAATCGAAGTATTAACTAAGAAAAAAGAAACGATTGTGGCAATGACTGGATTAACTGACGATTTCGGAAATCCTTACTTCTCTGTTGACTTCTTAATCAAAAACTATTTGGGAATGTCAGAGGATGACTTAAAGGAAAATAGAGAGGTTAAGAAAAAGATCGATAAGGAGAAGAAGAAATTAGAGAAAGAAGGAGGAGGAGAAGGAGGAGAAACAACGTCAGCAGGATTTGGTGAAGCACCTGTTGAGGAACCAGAAACGCCCACCGAAACAGCACCCGAATAACAATGGCAGGATTTTTAGATCAAAATACAGATAGAAGCTCGGTCTTCAGCCGAATTTTCCAGACACTTAGCAAACTGGGAAATCTCGGTATGGAATATGATGACATGATCATACGTAACTCCCAGGCTATTGGAAGAACAGAATCTGCTTTTTTTAATCAGGAGGATTCCGGCTACACTGACAATGCCGCTTTTCGATGGACTACTAATTATCAGGACATCAAAACGCGTAAATACATCGCATACTTCGATAAAGATTACCCAAGCAAGATAAATTTTTTAAGAAAATTTTCATTGAATGGCGAGATCGAATTTATCCTCGATACAATATGCGATGAGGCGATAGTTTACGACGACCGCAATTTCATAGCATATCCTCAGCTTCAGAATGTGGAGATGAAGGAAAAAGTACTGGATTCGCTTAGCGATAACTTCAAACAAATATACATGCTATTGGGATTCCAAAACGGGATAACTGCTTGGCAATATTTTAGGCAGTTTTTGGTTGAGGGATTTCTTGCTTTTGAAATAGTTTATGATGACAAGGCAAAGAATATAGTTGGATTCAAAGAACTTGATCCAACATCATTGGAGCCAAGAACAGCAACAGATCCGGACGGAACTTTCAAGCAGATCTGGGTTCAGTATCCTAACGACAATAACATGAGACGTACGCTCACAAACGAGCAGGTCATTTACATCTCTTATGCTAAGGGGAACACGATTTCTAGGGTTTGTTATTTGGAGAGACTGATAAGATCGTACAACATTTTAAGGATTATGGAGAACACCAGAATCATTTGGAATGTTATGAATGCT